ACAACGACTATCGCATCGAGGACGGGTCCGAAAAGGGGAGGCCGAACTACACGCTGCGTCGTGTGAAGTTCGCGGCTGCCGTGGTCGGTCTGATCGTGAGCGTGACGCTCATGCTCACCTGGCATGGCGGCGGTCTGACGGGCGCGCTTGTGGTGGAGGGCGTGTATCTGGCCACGGCCCTGTGGCTGACGGTCAGGTTCGCTCCGCGCGATGACATGGATGGCGACGTCTGACCGTATCCGCCGGCGTACAAGGACGCGGACGGATGGCGGAGGCGTGGGGGTCCATTCATCTCACATTGCATTTCACGCATGCACTCTCACGTCTTCCGCCGTCACGCCGTCCGCTGCGGGTTCGAATCCCGCCGCCGGCGCTTGGCCGGACCGTCAACGCCGCCCGCATCCCCGCTTCGTTCAGCTTTCTTGGTGGTGTGGGAACGATGGGCGTGCTTCTTTGCTGTCATGGCGCCCAGCGGTCCGGCTCATATCAATCAATCTCATATCAATCAAGGTCAAGGGAGGAACCGATGAAGGAGATTCTGCCGCATTGGCATTTCAGTCCGAACGCTCCGGTCAAGGACGTCGACACGAAGAAGATGACGAGTGGCGACAGGGCGGTGGCCGGCGCGTGCCGTCGGACGATGGAGACCGAGGCGTGGAAGGAGCTGGTGATCCTCGAATCGTTGGGCGTGCGTTTCAACGGACTGGTGGGCCGGTTCGTGTCCGAGGTGGCGTCTCCCGTGTTGGAGGTGATGCCTGGTGACAGTTTCCATCAGGGCGCTGCCGCGCAGTTGACGCACATGGTGAAGACCAGGGATGGTGGCGAGACCATCCGCATCATCAAGACTCTCGCCGTGAAAGGTAGGTTCTAATGGCTGGTGAGACGATCATCGCGGTGGTGGGCAATCTGACCGCGGATCCTGAGTTGAGGTCGACGAAGAACGGCAGGAGCGTGGCTGGTTTCACGATCGCGTCCACTCCTCGCACGTTCGACAGGCAGTCGAATCAGTGGGTCGATGGGGACGCGTTGTTCCTCCGCTGCACGGTATGGGGTGATCTGGCCGAGCATTGCGCCCGTTCCCTCGCCAAGGGCATGCGTGTGATCGCCCAGGGAAGGCTGACCCAGCATTCATGGGAGGACGAGCAGCATCAGAAGCGTTCTTCCATGGAATTGCAGGTGGACGAGATCGGGCCTTCCTTGCGGTATGCGACGGCGCAGGTGTCCAAGGCGCAGAGGGGTACGGCTGGAGCGTATGGGAATCCGGCTTCCATGCCGGCGGGTTATACGGGCGGAGCCACCGCTGCCGGTGCCTCGTTGCCGCCGTCTGACCCGTGGGGCTCGCCACAGGGTGAATCGTCGTCGTTCGGTGATTTCGGCAAGCCGGAATCCGAACCGGAATTCTAAGGAGGAATCATGGGCATCACCATAGAGGATCTGCCCGTCGAGGATTTGCATCCGAATCCGAACAATCCACGCAGGCAGGTGGGCGACGTGGCCGATCTGGAGGCGAGCATCCGCTCGCAGGGCATCAAACAGCCTCTCCTGGTCACGCCGACGGGAGAGACCGACATCGACGGGCATGCGCAGTACCGAGTCGTCATCGGCCATCGCAGGCTCGCCGCCGCCAAACAGGCCGGACTCGAGTCCGTGCCGGCGATCATCGAAAGGATGGACGCGCGGAGGGAACGCGAGGTCATGCTGGTCGAGAACTCGCAACGCTCCGATTTGACGCCCATCGAGGAGGCCGACGGCTATCAGGGGCTCCTCGATCTAGGCGTGGGCGTCAAGGAGATGGCCGAGAAGACGGGACGCAGCGACCGGTTCGTTCGCAGACGGTTGAAG